ATTAGTAACTTATGATGCAGATGTTTATTGTGAAGAAACTGGTAAACCAATAGCAAAGTTCAGAAAAAAAGTTATACCTAATAATATAGCAAAAAATGCTTTCGATAATTTAAAAGGTGCTGCTGCATCTACTAACAATAGGGGTGTTGGTGGTGGTACAAAAAACAATGGTAAGTTTGGTCATCATACCAAAAAAAAAGATGGCACAATATCTAATACAAGTAGAGCATTAACAAGTGTTAATAGTGGTATTATAGGTTATTTCGATCGCAACCCAAGATTTCCGTATTGCAGACAAACTGCTTTTAACGAAAAACAATTTAGTAAATTTGTAAAGGCATATCCAATTATTAAATTTGTAGATACAAAGTATCAAGAGTTAATGCCAGAGTATTACAAAAAACAAAGAAAAGTAGCAGATGAGACATCAAAAGATTTTGTTATAAGAGACACAGCATTTACAACTGTAACAGTCAACAGTAATTGGCAAACAGCAGTACATACAGATAAGGGAGATTTTGAGGAGGGTTTTGGTAATTTAGTTGCACTACGTAAAGGTAGGTACACAGGTGGTTATTTTGTTATACCCAAGTGGGGTGTTGCTTTTGATTTACAGAATTGTGATCTTTTATTATGTGATGTACACCAATGGCACGGTAATACACCAATAAACAAAGTTGATGATGATGCAAAAAGAATATCTTTAGTAATGTATTACAGAAAAAATATGGTTAGTTGTGGTACTGCAGAAGAAGAAGCTAACATAGTTAAGCGTAGATTACAAGGCGAGAAACTTAATTAAATGTGTGGTGTTGTAGGTTTTAGTTGCCAATATGCAAAAAGCTTTCATTACGATATATTACACAAAATAATATTACAAAGTAAAATTAGGGGTCTGCATAGTTTTGGTTACAGCTACACAAAAAACAATAAACTTATAACACAAAAATACCACGAGGTTGATAACGTAGAGTTGCCTAAAGCAGATAAAATAATATATCACAATAGGTATGCTACAAGTGGCGACTACACAGACCACGTAAACAATCAACCACTATCTAATAACAAATTGTCCTTAGTTTTTAATGGCGTAATTGATATGCGGACAAAACAAGAAATGGAGAAGCACTATAATATAAAAATGAATACTTATAATGATGGTGAAATTATATTACAAAAATGTGGTGATGATAAAAAAAAGTTACAACAATATGTTTCTGATATGTCAGGATCTTTTGCAGGACTTATTTTAACAGCTTCTAACAATCTTTTAGCAATTAGGAATGCTAACAGACCACTATGGGTATTAAAATACAAGACAGCTTCTTATTACGCTTCAACTAAAGATATATTTAAAAGAGTAGATAAAGACTTTGAGCCAACACAATTAAAAGTATTAAAACTTTATGAAGATTAGATTAGCTACAAAACAAGACGAAGAGTTTATAAAAAAACTACACAAACAACATAAACAACACATAGGTAACTTTAATTTATTTTGGACTTGGGATAAATTTATAGAGGGCAAAACTAACTACACTTTTGTTGTTATCGATGGTAGTGGTTTTATGAGATATGGCTACTCCAAAAAATATAAAGCTAATTTACTTTACGAAATAGCAGTAGATAAAGATAATACTAAAAAAGGTGTAGGTAAATATTTATTTGATTACTTACCAAGACCACTAATGCTAAAGTGTAATGCAGATAATATTATAGGAAATAAATTTTACCTTAAAATGGGAATGACTAAAGCAGGTGTTACATATACGAAAAAAGGAGACAAACAAAATATATATTGGATTACATAAACTATCATATAAAATCATCAGAAGCAAAAGACATAGACCCAAGCAATGACTGCTTACGATACATAGCAAATAGGTTTGAATTAAATATAGAACAAAGATATTGGTTAGCTTTCTTATTTGGCACTTGTTATTCTTCTACTATGGTTTACTATGTTTATAATGAGTTTCCTGACTATGAAAATGTAAATGAAGATAGACTACAAAGATGGTGGGAAGCAAACAAACATAAAACACTATTTCAAACAGACAGACTAAGAGTAAAAACACAAGACAAGTTTGTAGAAACATTCAACAGTTACAGAAAGTTATTAAACAACACAACACAAGAGAATTTTTTTAAATCACTAAAACAACCTACTAAACAATATACATATGATAATTGTTACACAACACTTTCACAAATAAGAAACTTTGGAAGATTCACTATGTTTATTTATCTTGAAATGGTTTATGTATTAACATACTATGATTTTGAGCCTACATATCTTGATCTTAAAAATGCAGAAAGTTGCAGGAATGGTCTTGTGTACCACTTAAACAAATATGAACTTGATACACACGGAAAAAATAAAAGATTAACTAAACAACAAATAAATTATTTACAATATCAATTTGCGGTACTTAAAGATAAGATACAAGAACTTAATATTGAACATAAAAATATTTGGAATATAGAAACTACACTTTGCGCATATAAGAAATATAAAAAAGGAAAAAGATACATAGGTTACTACATAGAAAGACAACGTAAAGAAATAGAAAAGATGCAAACAAATGTAAACAATGGTGTAGATTGGAGTGTGCTATGGGATTTTAGAAAAGAAACATATAACAAAAAATGGCTGAAAGAATTATAGCAATAGGAGGTGTACCAGCAAGTGGTAAAACTACACTTATGCGACAAATTATAAAAAGGTATATGCCACTAACAACCTTTAAATATAAATTAGTACAAGGTCTATACAACAAGAAACACAATCTATATATAATAGGAATATACAACAACGAATTATTTAGTGGTACAGACAGACTAAGTATGGCAGTGCAACCTTGCTTTATAGAACTTACAAAAAAAATAAAAAAAGGAATTATAATTTTTGAAGGTGATAGGCTTTTTAATCAAAGCTTATTTGACAAAGTAAGATGCGAAAAAATAGTGTTACAAACACAACAAAATATAATAAAACAAAGACACATAGACCGACAAGACACACAAACACAAAAGTTTAAAAAAGCTAAACAAACTAAAATAAAAAACATTGTTGACAAAAATGTAGTAACTTTATTCGATAATAATAATATAGAGGATACTAAAATAATTATACAACATATAATAAAACTTATTAAGAAATGAACAAAACCGAACACATAAAAAAGGCATTAATAGAAGCGTTAGAAAAATCATTAGGAGTTGTAACAACAGCTTGTAAAAATGTAGGCGTTGGTAGAACTACGTATTACGACTGGTACAATAATGATGATGTGTTTAGAAAAAATGTAGATGAATTACAAAGCGTAGCTTTAGATATGGCAGAAAGCCAATTACATAAACAAATATTAGATGGCAATACTTCGGCAACAATATTTTATCTAAAAACGAAAGGTAAAAAAAGAGGTTATGTCGAAAGACAAGAAATAACTGGCGTAGATGGTATGCCTAATAATTTCCAAATCGAAATAATTGATAAAACAGAAGATACAGACTAATGTCGTTTTTAACCACCTACGAAAAAGCAAAAAGAAAATAATAGTTCAGCAAGGTGGTACAAGGTCAGGCAAAACATATAATATACTTCTTTATATTATTTTTATTTACTGCGACCAAAACAAAGGTAAAACCATAACAATATGTCGTAAAACTTTTCCAAGTCTTAGAGCATCTGTAATGCGAGACTTTGTAGGTATATTAAAACATACAAATTTATATAATGAGGAGTTTCACAATAAATCAAACTCAGAATATAAGCTATTTGGAAACTTAGTAGAGTTTATAAGTTTAGATATGCCACAAAAGGTACGTGGTCGTAAAAGAGATCTGTTATTTATAAATGAAGCAAATGAACTTAATTGGGAAGATTGGCAACAACTTATATTTCGTACACAAGATAAAATTATATTAGACTATAACCCATCTGACGAGTACCATTGGATTTATGATAATATAATACCAAGGGAAGATTGCGAGTTTCATAGAACTAATTATACAGACAACCCTTTTTTAGAGCAAACAATAAAAGATGAAATTGAAAGGTTAAAAGATACAGACGAACAATATTGGCAAATATATGGGTTAGGTTTAAAAGGTGTAAATAAATCTACTATATTTAAATACTTCGAATGTAAAAATATACCTGAAGATGCTAAGTTTATAGCATATGGAGCAGATGCAGGGTACTCAAACGACCCTTCAACATTAGTAAGTGTTTATTTAAAAGGTTACGATTTATATATAAAAGAACATTTGTATCAAACTATGATGACAACTTTAGACATACACAATAAGTTTAAAGAAGTAGGGATTACAAGAGAGCAAATATATTTTGATAGTGCAGAACCAAGGCTAATAGATGAACTTCGTAGGATGGGTTGGAATATTAGACCCAGTTTAAAAGGCAAAGATTCTATAAATGCAGGTATAGATTTATTAAAGAGATATAAAATACATATTACTAGTAATTCTATAAATGCAATACAAGAGTTTAGAAATTACAAATGGAAAGAAGATAGAACAGGAAAGCTAACTAATATTCCAGAAGATAAAAACAACCATATTACTGATGCTGTACGTTATGCTACTTATTCTATATTGTCAAGACCTAACTTTGGTAGGTATGCAATAAGGTAAAAAAAAGTTATTAAATTTTGTTAATTAAATAAATAGTTGTATATTAGCATTATATTTAAAACAAAGTATAATTTAAAACAAAACAAAATGAGAAAATCAAATTACTTTTACGACAATAGATTAATAAAAGAGGGAGATGTATTTTACTCCTCTTGGGGTTACGAACAAACTAATATAGACTTTTACAGGGTAGTAAAAAAAGTAGGCAAAGCAAGTGTAATCTTATGTGCATTAGAAAATAAACTTGTAGAAGAAAAAAGCAACGAAACTCAAGATGCTGTTGTACCTTACTTAGTTAATACTGAAAGACAATGGAAAGCAAGAGTAAAATACTATAAAGAAGATAAAGAGCCTAGAATAAAGATAAGTAGTTATTCAAATGCTTATCCTTGGAATGGTAAACCTTTGTATCAAACAAACGCCTATTATGGACACTGAAATGATAAAGAAGTTTCTACAACAAGACCCAAACAACTGGAAGTGGCTAATAAGCTTTTATGCAGTTGCTTTACTAATCACTATAATACTAACTATACAAATATGACAACAATGAGACAGTTTGGTGTTTTATTAAAAGATATCTTTACAAAACAAGATAAATACTTTTGGATAAGAGTTAAAAGAAAACAAGAAACAAAAAAACAAAAAGAGAACTTTATTTATAAAACAATAGAATTATTACAAAACGAAATTAAAATAAAATAATATGGCACACACACCCAACCCAATAGAAAGTAGGCTACACAATGAAGGTAGAATACAAATAAAAGTAAAAGAAATAAAAGAAGCTATACACCTTTTAAAAGATCACGGATATACAATTATTGATTTAGAGGGAAACTTTATTAAAAAGCATAGTGAGATAGATGTAGAGGAATAAATTTATTTTTTTTAATTGCACTAAAGAGCGATCAGAAATGGTCGCTTTTTTTTGTTTATTACTAAAATGCTTGATTTATTTCGATATATATATATGAAAGTAAAAATAAACGTGCCTAATGATTTGTCAGAAATTAAACTTTGGCAGTATCAAAAGTTTCTGAAAATACAAAACGATAATACAGATGAACATTTTTTGGCTTCTAAAATGATTGAAATATTTTGTGGAATAGAACTCAAAGAAGCATACAAAATAAAAGCTAAAGACGTTTATAAAATAACAAATATTTTAGCAGATATGTTTGAACAGAAACCAAAACTTAAACAAAGGTTTGTTCTTAATAATATAGAATATGGTTTTATTCCAAACCTTGATGATATGACACTTGGAGAATATGTTGACTTAGATACTTATATTTCTAAATGGGAGCATATAGAAAAAGCTATGGCTGTGTTATACAGACCAGTAACAAACAAACTAAAAGACAAATACAATATAGAAGAATATAAAGCCGACAAACAAGACAAGTATAAAGATATGTCTTTAGATATAGTGTTTGGTAGCATACTTTTTTTTTATCGTTTAGGCATCGACTTATCGAAAGTTATGATGTCTTATTTGGACAAGCAAGACAAGGAGATGAACTCACAGCAGTTAACCAATTTGGGCAAAAATGGGGATGGTATTCATCAATTTACTCACTCGCTCAAGGGGATATTAGAAGACTTGAAAATATCACTGAACTAAATGTACACCAATGTTTAAATATGCTAAGTTTTATGAAAGAGAAAAGCGAATTAGAATCACAACAAATAAAAAGTAAATATAAATGAGCAGTCAAGGTATAAGAGGTTTTTATCAAGTAACACAAACTATCAAAACAAGTTTGCTAAGTGACCCTAATGTAAATAGTGTAACAACTGGAGATATAACAGAAATAGATTTATCTAAGCAAACAATATTCCCTTTATCGCATATTATTGTAAATAGTGTTACAACACAAGAACAGGTTTTAGTATTTAATGTTACTATTATGGCTATGGATATTGTAAACGAAAACAAAGAGGACTCAACAGATATTTTTACTGGCAATAACAATGAACAAGATGTATTGAATACTCAGCTTGGTGTTTTAAATAAAATAATAAACTTACTTCGCAGGGGTTCTTTATATACAACTAAATACCAATTAGATGGTGACCCAAGCTGTGAGCCTTTTTATGAAAGGTTTGATAATCGAATGGCAGGTTGGGCTGCTACAATGGACATACTAATTGATAATGATTTAACCAACTGCTAATGAATTTAAGAAGAACTAAATTAGCTATGAATGATTTTGCAAAGTATGTTATACAGCAATCAAGAAGTAATTTGTCTAAAGGTAAAAAAAATGTAACTAAAGCTTTATATAATTCTTTAGATAGCCAAATTC